GAAATGCTGGTATGTGTTGCTGGCTCAAACGAGCCAGCTCATCCTGACACCACAGGCTGGTATTCCATGCCGCCTCGAACTTGCCCGCTTTTACTGACTCTGTTTCGAGGATCCGCTTGCATGCCTGAATGGCGAGTTCTAATTCTGGTTTGGTGTTCATGGTTTTGGCTCGGTTGATTATTAAGCTTAATGCTAAATTAGCAAAGCGCTAAGCTTTAGTCAATAAGAAAGTTAGCAAAAAGCTACATTTATTTTTTGCATTTATTTAGCATTGTGATAAATGAGCTTGACGCTAAACTATTTCTCCTGCTATGTTTAGCAAAACGCTAATCTAAAAGAAGGTGTGATCATGAACATTAAAGAATGGCTGGGGGCAGCCACCAAAGAAGAGCGTGCGGCCGTCGCTTTGGAGGCTGAAACATCAGTTGATTACCTTTGGCAGCTGTCCGGAGGTCACCGTAGGCCATCAGCGAAATTGGCTGAAAAATTAGAGCAAGCAACAAGTCGACATACTCCTGATCGAGTAATGAAAAAAGAGATTTTGATCTTTGGTGTAAACAACGCCGCCTAACCAAGACCAGCCTAGCGCTGGTTTTTATTTACCCAAAATTCATGGGTGAAAGTACAGTAAAGTGGGTGAAACAGAAAAATGCAAATGACACTGAATTTCGATATTGGTCTGACCGAAGCCTATACGACATGCCGTGAGTATGTGGCGGCGCGGGTTCACCAGGTAGGCAGGCCACAGAAGGCCATCGCTGCGGATATGGACTACTCGCCATCAACGCTGTCGCGAAAGCTGGCCCAGGGTGAAAGCGATTCAAACAAGTTCACGCTGGACGATCTGGAAACCTATATGCAGGTAACGAATGACACGCAGCCGGTGTTTTATTTGGTCGAAAAATATCTGTCGACAAATGAGGATCGCATCGCTGATTTGGAGAAAGAATTGGCAGCATTGAAGGCGGCTAAACATGGCTAGAATCAGAACGATCAAACCTGAGTTTTGGGTTTCAGAGCAAGTCACGGAATGTTCCGTGAATACGCGATTATTGTTTATTGGGCTATGGAACTTCTGTGATGACGCCGGAAGGATGCCTTTTAAGCCTCGGCAGATCAAAGCGCAGATTTTCCCGGCAGACGACTTTAATGCAGAAACCATTCACGGAATGGTCACGGAATTGGAGCGGAATGGTTTAGTAATAACTTATACTGTTGATAATAAAGAATATTTGCAGGTTACAGGCTGGCGCCACCAGAAGATAAACAAGCCTCAACCACCTAAATTTCCGGCTCCTGACGAAGGGCATTCACGGAATGTTCATGTACCATTCACGGTAGGAATGGATCAAGGAATGGATCAAGGAATGGATCAAGGAATGGATCTAAAACATACGTCGGAAATTATTCCGACTGCCCCACCGGACGAAATTGATCCGGATGACTCGGATTCCGACAAGAAAAAATCCAAACACAAATTCGAGGACTGGCACCTGACGCTTGCAGAGCGATTGGCTCACCCTGTCCAACGACGATTCCCATCACAAAAAATCAATCTCGACGAATGGGCTGACGCTATCCGCAAAATCATCGAGATCGACAAGCATGACCAGGACGAAATCATAAAACTCTGGGGGTGGATCATCGCCCACGTCAGATCGGGGTTTTCATGGGCAGACAACTGCCGAACGCCGATGAAACTCCGTGAGCGCAAGGACGGGCTCCAGTACTTCGAAATCATTGCCAACCAAATGCGACAGGAGATTCCCTATGCAAAAAATCAACCTGAAGGAAATCCAAGCCAGAATCGAAAACTCTCAGCTGTCGAGCGTGTCCAGCGAAACAGCGACGAGCGCATTGCAGAAATCACCGGCCAAAGTGGCCGCATTTTTGACGGCGAAGTTGTGGCCGAAAATGGGAAACCTGTACGGGTATAAATTCACCAGCCAGTTTGGCGAGTATCCCAGCGACGATTGGGCCAGCTGCCTGACCGGCATATCCGGCGAGCAGATGGCGAGCGGTCTGCGAGCATGTGCCGAACGCTATCCGGAGTGGCCTCCGGGTGCTGCGCAGTTCAGGGCGCTATGCCTGGGATTGGTCATCGATGGCGATGACTATGACGCGAGCTGGCAGCACAGGCGCATCGATGCCGCAACCAGGGATTGGAACGCGCAGGAAGCGCAGCGCAGGTTAAAACTCGATGACACCACGGGCAAGGAGCGAGCACGGGCCAAGGGCCGTGAAACGCTGGACAGCTTGAAAAACCTGTTTCGCTACACGCCCGATGAACAAACCGAAGACAGCGAGGAGGCCGCAGCATGAGCGAAAAACGAATCGACCAACCTGATCACGAATTTTCTGACGAACACCTGATGGGCGGGGCCTTGGCCGGTGCAGCACTGTGCGGGGCGATCATGTGCGCAGCTGTGCTGATTGCGCTTGCGTTGTGGTACTGAGCCATGGAGCCAGTCAAGATTTTTGTCCCGGGACAACCCCAAGGCAAAGCCCGTGCACGATCGCGGATCGTGACGAACAAAACCACTGGCAAGCAGTTCACCTCGCACTACACGCCAGCGAATACGCGGGACTACGAAAACCGGATTGCGGTGCAGGCAACCAGGGCGATGATCGGGCGTGAGCGCATCGAGGGGCCTGTAAAACTATCCATGCTGTTCCTGTTCGAGATACCCGCGTCATGGCCGCAATGGAAGCAAAAACTCGCCTTCCAGGGCGAGATGGCACCCACGGTAAAACCCGATTCGGACAACATCGAAAAAGCCATCAAGGATGCGCTGAACCAAATCGTCTGGGGCGATGACTGCCAGGTGGTTATCACGACAAAAACCAAGCGCTACAGCGACAGGCCCGGCGTGTACGCGGTGATTGAGTCAGTCGATAAATTCCCCTCACAGCTCACGAAAAATCCGGGTTCAAACAAAAACGACCTGAATCTGGAAGTCACGCTATGACTGAATTTGGCGAAGTGAAACGGCAGGTTTACAACCACATCCGGAACAACCCGGGGCTAACGGTTGCGCAGATTGCCCGTAATTTATCAATCGACAGAAAGCGGATACGGACTGCTGTGAACTATCTGTTCGACAAGGACGAATGCCTGAACAAGCTGCCAGAACTGCCCGATCAAAGAGGCGTTCGGTGGAGCGTGAAGGAGCCTGACAAAATAAAACCCCGTCAGATCATCACAGCACGCTGGAGGTCTTGTGAACTCGGTTTCCTGGAGTGCTTGCTGTGATAACACCGACTGACAAACAGATCCAGAACTGTGAGCTCATGGGCTGGGAATACCTCGGGGAGGGACTGTTTTGCCGGGGTGATGAGATGGGATATTTTACTGCTGAAGGGTTTGAAAAAGTATGACCTCGCGCGCGCACGTTTGCCATGGTGGACCGCTCTCGAAACAGGCCGCCATGCTCTGCAAGAACGAAGCGTTTCACAGGTGGGTTGAGCGCAAGCGGAACCTGATCGATAACTGCGTGAGCACTGACCAGGCAGCGGCATGGATGCGATGGGCTTGCGGGATCGAGAGCAGGGCGGAGCTTGATCATAACGAGCAAGCGGCAGTGATGTTTTACAAGATTGCGAGGAGGTTCCAGGGTGATATTAAATCTTGAGCAAAACGAGCTGGTCGACTGGTTCCGAGTGTTCGCGGATCTTGAGCGCCAGGGTTATTCCGTTCGCCGGGTGAGTGTTGAAATCGATATTGCACACTCGACGCTGTGGGGCTGGAAGAACGGCAGCCAGGCCAAACTTGAAGACGCAATGAAGCTGCTTGCACTCTGGATGAAGATCACCCGCAAATCGGTTGATGCGATCCCCACTCACAACCGGTATGCAGTTGCCATGCCGCTAAATGTTCGGGAATCCGACCAAAACCCAAACCAATAATCCATCGCATCTACCGACAGCCTGACCAGGAACAGGAAACCGCGATGTGAATGAGCCAGCCCTCAGCGATCAGGATCTTGACCACTTAGCTGGCATATTGACCGAGAAGATCGCAAAGCACAAAAAAGCGCTTTGGATTGAATCGGAGATCCATGCAGAAGATCACGGATGGATCAAGCAGCGCAGGCAGGACGAAGCGGATATCAGGGAGTTTAGAAAGCGCGTTTTACAGAGCGCGACAATTTGGGCGGTTATTTTGGCAATAGGCTTCATCAGCGTGGCAACGTGGAAGGCGGTAATTGCCGCAGCAAAATCAACAGGTTTGTGAAATGCCCAACTTTTCAAAGAATTCAAAGCGCGAACTGGCAACCTGTCACCCAGACCTACAGCGCCTGTTCAATCGCGTTATCCAGCACTACGACTGCACGATCGTCAATGGCGCAAGGGGTGAGCTGGAGCAAAATCAGGCCTTTGCCAATGGCGCATCAAAGCTTCAGTGGCCCGACTCAAAACACAACGTAGTTCCTCCCGCTATTTTCTCGATGGCTGTTGATGCTGCCCCTTATGAGATGACCGCTATCGACTGGTCCCCTGATCAGTGCCTGCACTTTGGTGGGTACGTGCTGGGCGCTGCAGCTGTGCTGGGTATCTCAATTCGCTGGGGCGGTGACTGGGATCGTGACAATGATGTGCAGGACCAGACGTTCAATGATCTGGTGCATTTTGAATTAATCAAATAGGTGATTTATGTCGAGCATTCTAGCCAAATTATTAGCCAGCGCCGTGATGAAGAAAGTTGCCATCTCTGTGCTGATCAAACTGTTAAAAGAGCTGGCAAAACGCTCTGATAACACCATCGATGACGAGCTAGTGAAAGCCGTTGAGGAAGCGTTGCAATGAGATTAATCCCTGTTTTTATCCTGATCCTGGCATCTGGTTTTGTGAATGCTGCAACGGTCAACCTGACGTGCGAGCCGCCAATCCTGCGCGAAGACAGCACGCCGCTGCAGCCCGGCGAGATCGCTTCTTACCAGTTTTTCAAGAACGGCAATTTGCTGCAGGAAAGCACCGACTGTGCTTATTCCTATGCTGAGCCTGACCAATCGCTGATTGAATACCAGGTGAAAGCAAAGGATACACAATGGCTGCTAAGCGCGTATTCGAAGCAGATTGCTATCAACCTCTCGCCACCTATGGCGCCCAACCTGAAAGTCACTATCACTGTGGAGCTGACCCAATGAGTAGCAAACGAACCCTTGACACCAAAGTCCCTGGTGAATCCAACAAGCCGGAAGTCGACGATACGGCTTTGCCTGGTGCTGATGACGTAGAGCAGGAACAGGAAGAACTCACCGAAGAGCAACAGCAGGCCATTGATACTGAGGCGCGCATTCAGGCAGAGGTCGAGCGCAGGCTTGCAGCAAGAAAGCCTTTTGTTGCTCCGACATCAAACAGTAACTTGCCCGACGCCAAAGACATTGACGCCACCAAAATCACCCGCGCTGTGCAAACCAAGCAAGGTTGGCTCTGCCCTGATGAATCTGGCAAAAAGCCACTGAGAGCGTAACTGTTATGTGTGGCGGTGGCGGAAGTACTCCAAGAGTTGTTGAACGGGATCCGATCAAGGAACAGCTTGATGCGGATCGTCGTGCAACGAAGAAAGCAAATAGTGAATTGGCTGTGCGTCGAAAGAATCGCCGCTTCAGTTCGTTGTTGGCGACGGGCGGTGGTCGTGCTGGATTGATGGCTACCGGTGCACAATCGGTGCTGGCATCGGCACAGGGCAAGGATACGTTAGGGTAAGCTATGGACGATCTGGCATCGAAAAAGATCAAGCGATTAGCGACACTGCAGGGCTTGCGAGCGAAGCACGTTGATGTCTGGCGATCCTGTTATGAGTACACCTACCCACTGAGAGCCAACGGGTTTTATGGTGATGATATCAGCGCGCAGAATGCACTGGATCAGCGCGCCAAGCTCACCGACTCAACAACTACCGACGCAGTAAGAACACTGGCCAGCCAGATCATGGAGGGCATGACGCCTGCAAATGCTCTATGGTTCCTGCTCGATGTCGGCAAGGAATCTGATGACGAAAAGCGCTGGCTGTACGATGCGGCAAAGTTGATTTGGGAAAACATCCATAACAGCAATTTTGATTCAGCCGGCTTTGAATCCATCGTTGATGCGGTGTGTGCTGGCTGGTTTGTGATGTACATCGATGAGGCTGACGAGGGCGGCTATTCGTTTGAGCAATGGCCAATCAGCGAGGTGTGTGCATCAGCAAGCAAGGCCGGTGGGCCGGTTGATACCGTTTATCGATCCTATAAGCTGACTGCTGACCAGGCGTTTTCAGAGTTTGGCGACAAGGTCAGCGAAGATATCAGAAAGGCGATTGCTGATAACAAGTCAGACACCAAGTTTGAATTCCTGCATTGCATTGAGCCTCGTCAGAAATACGCGGTTAATGCACGTCTCGCCAAGAACATGCCCATTGCGTCTTATCACATCGAGTGCACCAGAAAGCGCTTGGTACGTGAAGGTGGCTACCATGAAATGCCGTGTGTGGTGCCGCGCTGGATGCTGATCCCAGGCACAGCCTACGCGGTTGGCCCTGTTTTTGATGCCCTGCCTGATACCAAGATGATTAATGAATTGCGCCGCATGATGCTGGCCAATGTTGACTTGGCTATTGCAGGCATGTGGATCGCTGAAGACGATGGCGTACTGAATCCCAGAACAGTCAAAGTGGGTGCGCGAAAAGTCATTGTTGCCAACTCCGTTGAGTCAATGAGGGAGCTGAAAAGCGGCAGTGATTTCAATGTTGGTTTTGTTGAAGAAGAGCGGATCCAGCGGCAAATCAGAAAGATTCTGCTGGCCGATCAGCTGCAGCCCAACGACGGGCCAGCGATGACAGCCACTGAAGTGCATGTGCGAGTCCAATTGATTCGCCAGCTACTTGGCCCGATCTATGGCCGCCTGCAGTCAGAATACTTGCAGCCGATGATAGAGCGTTGCTTCGGCATTGCTTATCGTGCCGGTGTGCTTGGGCGGGCTCCTGATTCGCTGGCTGAGCGCGAATTCAGCGTCAAATACATTTCCCCGTTAGCGCGTGCGCAAAAGCTCGAAGAAGTTACCGCTATCGATCAGTACGTTGCAGGCCTTCTGTCGGTCGCAGAGTTTGACCCTGACGTGATGGATAACGTTGACCTCGATGCTGCTGCACGCATCAAGGGCGAGGCGCTGGGGGTGCCAACTGAAGTCATACCCACCAAGGAAATGATTCTGGAGAGACGCCAGCAACGCCAACAGCAGCAACAGGAGCAGCAAGAACAAATGCAGAGCATGGAGCTTGAGCAGGAAGCAGGGAAGGCGGCGATCAAGAAGGTGGTTGGCAGTGGCTAAAAACATAAACACTAAGACTTGGAATTTCACAGGCCCATCAAGGACTGCTTACGCCAGTGACGATCTGGATGGTAGTACTCAATCTATTCCATCTGAAGGAGCAAGAGCGTTCCCTGGGGCTGAGGGACTTGCAGCTAACACTCGTGGAGCTGCGGGGTATATTGGGAATAAGTCAATCGCTATTGTCTCTAATTTAAACGACAGTGGCGCTGGCTCTTTCAGAGATGCTGTTTCAGGTGCTGGCAAAGAAGGCACTGTTGTTGTTTTTAATGTTTCTGGGATTATTGAGCTAACATCAGGAGTCCAGATAACATCACCTTACATAACGATAGCTGGGCAGACATCGCCAGGAGGCGTATGTACTAAAGGGGCTGTTGTTGAGATTATGGGATCATCTCATGATGTCATCATACGTCACATGAGATTCAGAATTGGCGAGCGATTAGCAGGGATTAATGAGGTTGATCACGAGTCATTTCGTATATGGGGGCCTGCTAGGGACATATTTATTGATCACAGCTCAATGAGTTGGGGCGGTGATGAGACGGCATCTGTAACTAGCTATCATGGCTCATTTCAAAGAATCACGTTTTCGCACTGTATTACTTCTCACGGATTAACGTCTGTAGCGCCTGAAGGAAATCATGGTTACGGACTGTACATGAATGGACAGTTCAACAACACGCCAGAAAATACGGGCGATGTGCATAATTGTTTATTTGCGCATTGTAACGACAGAATGCCTCAGATCGGCACGTCAGGCCGATACACTGTTGGGAATAATATTATTTACAATATGTATAAAACCCAAGGGTGTAAAATCGGTTTATCCAGCAGCGCGCTTGGCCAGGGAAATCTTTTTGTAAATTACGTCAACAACTATATTAAGCCAGGGGTAGATACTAACAGCCCGATTGGAGCGGGTGGAAACTCTGCCGAGGTGACATCAGGGCCAAATATACCCGCAACACCTTGGCCGGCTGTTTACATGAACAATAACTATGGAGTCACACGGCCAGACTATAGAACTGATGAATGGGCCATATCAGCGGGATATAGCGGCAGCTTTTTAAGCAAGGAATGGCAAGCCGTTGAGCGATTTTCAACTACAGAAGGGGTGCCAATAACGCCTAGAGTACTCGCGGCTGGTACTGCTGACTCCCAAAGTGCTACAGCAGTTTTAGATATGGGTGCCACAAAGCCTGTGCGCGATAGCTATGATCAATCTCTTGTTGATGATTTTATCAACGGTACTGGCACATTATGGGCAACACACAATGATATAGTGTGGCCAACATACGCAACCCCAGCAGCGCCAACGGACACTTCCGGCGATGGCATTCCAGACGCATGGGGAGCTGCAAATATCCCGTCCTACAACTCATCAAATCGATATCATGATGTTGTTGTTCCGACTGACACAACGCTATACGGCATAAACTGGACTGGCTACACGTGGCTTGAAGTTTACGCTAACGGCTACCTGATTTACGGGGTTTAAGAAAATGCCAGCAATTTCACAAATCGGCTTCGGGACAAATGACTATGCAAATATTGCATCATGGCTAGCTGCTGAAGAAAATAATGATTATTCAGGCGCAGGCCCAATTGCAGAAATCAGTAGTGCGGCTCCACAAGTGCTTTCTGCTGATTTTTCGTTTAGATATGGGACAGCAACTAAGTACACTGTTAGGGCGGCGACTGGATCAGAATTTAATGGTAATTCTGATGGATCACACGCAAAGATTTCCAGCGCTGCGGCGCAAAGAATTTATATACGCAAGCCGAATGTAAAATTTGAGAACATAGAAATATCAAGCAATATATCGTTTACGAGTGATGATTTTACGGGCTTAGAGTTCGCTGGGTGCTATTTGCATTACATAGAGGGCCGAGAAATAAATGCTACGGTTACCTCGCCAATACTATTTACAGATTGCATACTCGTACAAGACGCCGATACTTACAACCGCACCCTGCAATTGCGAGGAGGTGCGGACTCAATATTCACGCGATGCACTATTATCGCGAGAAGCGGCACAGGTAGCATCGGGGCACTGTATGTGCGAGACGCTACAACAGATGTCGTCATAAACCAGACTGCGATTTATGCATCAGCAGGGCCGTCATTAGCTAATCACGGAGACGCGCCTGCTCCGACAGGGGATAATAATGCGGCACATGATGCGCTGCTCCCTGGAGCCGGATCAATAGCCACGCTAACAACAGCCGATTTCGTAGACTATGCGAACGGAGATTACAGGCTCAAAGAGGATTCTGCTCCAGCTTTAATGAGCGTACCGGCTGGTGCGTTTATACAAGCTCCGGTTGTAGAGCCAACACTAACCACCCCAACATCAACCAGCATCACAACTTCAGCAGCAACACTTGGCGCAACAACTGATATTAGTTCAGGCACGTTTTACGGCGTTGTTGATAGTGCAGCCAATATTTCAGGCATTACAGGATCACAGATTATCGATGGCAATAACGCTAACGATGTTGCAGCAGTAGCGAGCAATAGCAGTACAGTTTCAACAACAAGCCCAACAGT